GTGACAGTGGACACGCTTTTGAAGAATTACCCCACCCCCGGTTTACCCGTACGGGGGGGTGGTGGTCTGTTGGGTGTTGGTTGTCAGTTATCGGTTTAGTGGGGTGTTGCCGCGTTTTCGATTGCATTCTCTGTGCGCTGGAGCAAGTGGGGAGTCTGGTGAGCCGGGGATGAGGTGGTCGGCCTCCACCATGTCACCGTAGGCGAATGCTTTATTACAAATGTGACAGTGAGTTGCTTGGGATTTTATTTGCTTGGCTCTGCGCCTGTAGTCGCCGCCATACTTGGCTTGCTTCTTTGCTTTGCGTTCAGGACTGTCCACCTTCACCGGGCGGCACCCCCCACAGTAGGAGGCACCCCTTATAAGTTGACCGCATTTTAGACAAGGGGATAGGAAGGGCATGGTTATTTTTCTAAACGATTATTGGGTTTGATTGTCACCGGAGGCGTTGACCCATGACTGCATGACCTCAATGAACTGTGTGATCGTCAAATCTTCCAGCTTGTCCATGTCGTGCTCGGTGAACGCTTGCTCTGCCGCATCGAACAGGATAAGCAGTTCGTCACCGCTCTTGTGATGTTGCGCTGCCTTCAAGTCCAGGAACAGGTACAGCGGTAGTGAGAAGAAGTTCTGTGCTACCCCTCTGAATGCTGGTGTAATGATTTCTATGGGTGGTCTGTGGTGTGCTCTCTCTGATGCCATCATCTTGGAGAAGTCCAGGGGATTTTCACCGGTCATAGTAGTTCAATCTTCCCACGGAAGGGAACGCCGGCTTCGAGCTCGAAACAGGTGACTGCTGTGGTCGAGTCGCCACCGCCACCGCTCATCCTGGTGTACCAGTCGGAACCGTTATCCATTGTGCTGGCCTGTACCCACCAACGCTCAAGGCCTTCGGCACCGGAGAACTGTTCAACCCGGTGGTGGTGGAAGTGACCTGACACCATCAGTGTGGAGGCTGCAAGGTACGAGTCATTGAACACAGCTTTAGTCCAGAATGCCTGGAACGAATCGGGGCGTGCGACCTGGTGGCCGTGGATTGCACCGAGAATGTGTGAGCCGTCACCGAACACATCGAAGGCGAAACCCTCATCGTGCGGTTGCGGTACGAGCCAACGCTCAACCGGTAACCCTACTTCGGTGGCGAGGCGGCGAATCTGCTGCAGGATCACAATGCCCCAGTCATCGGTGCCCGGTCTGCCCACAGCCGCCTTGTTCACTCGGAACTGACAATGGTTAGAAGCAACGGAGCCGTAAGTTACCGGCGCATACTTGCACGCCATCTTCACCAAATCCCAAATCAGCGCCGCTGCTAAATCCGTCTGCTGCATCGGACTGAGCGTGTTCGTAATCAACTGATCCATGTCGGCCTTATTGTTCACCCCTTCGACAATGTCGCCCATGTCGAGGATGACAATGTGTTCATAGTTTCCGGCTTTCAGCTTCTCCTCAATGCGAGCATACGAGGCATGAATGCGTTGAATTGATTCCTCGTGCCCACCCCTCGAGCCACCCTTACCAACTTGGAAGTCAGCAGGACAAATGACATAGGTGCGCTTATTCTTGCGCTTCTTCACCGGCTTCGGTGTCGTGCGCTTTGCCTGAGCATAAAGTGTCGGCAAGTCCAGGTCAGTAACCTTACGGCGGAAATGGAAACGGTAAGCGGTCAGCCACTCCCCATCCCAACGCTGCCACTGCGAGGTTCGAGGAGTACCGGAAATCTCGTACTCCTCCGGCGGATAACCCCGCTCCCGCAGGAAGTCATCGAAGTTTGGTGCCTCCAACAGCCCACCTGTTGTGGCTGTGCCTTCGTTCCCGTCAAACTCCAGGCCGGGCCTGAAGTCCTTCGGAGCTTTCACCTTCTGTGCCGGTTCTATGTTCTCAAGCATGATTCCACCTTATCTACAGGAGCACAAACCCGAACGGTGTTTGCGTATTGCTTTCTCACTAATCGGAACACCGCGCTTAGTTAGCGCAGCCGAGAGCTGATGGTTAGACCACACCTCATGGTTACTCAAAGCTTCCGTGAAAATGCGGGCATCCGACTCATCAAACTCTGCGGTCAGTGTCCGAACCCGGCAAGGAAAAACCCTCACCGGTGGAGTCATACCCTCAAGCATTAGCCCTGGTAGTGGCAATCAGCTTGTACGCCACCTCAAGAAACCAAGGGTTCAAGTTGCGAGTCACAGCGCACTCCCGTAAAGCGTGGGCCAGAGCTCCGCGAATCGAATCGAAGTCCTCATCCCACACCAGGTTCTCATCCTGGAGCAGCTGAGCAGCCTCGTAATACGGTGCAAACAAGTCCTCGCTAATCTTCGAGGCCTGCCTTTGGAGTGTTGCTTGTACGCTCATCGTGCTTCCTTTCGTAGGTTGTTAGGAAGTTTAATCGGGTAGGTCAAGGAAATCGAACGATTGAAACGCCCCGTTATCGTATTGTGATAATTCGTTAACACGGATGAAAGCGCCGGGAACTCGGCTATCAGCGTAGACCTTCCAGGCCAAAACACGGATCACCTGAGAATCATCCTCGTACACAACGCCGGTCAACGAGTCCTGAACGCTACGAATGAGCTTGTCAATGTCTGGCGGGACAATCGGGTAGGGCCTTTTTACTGTGGAAACGGAAGAAGGCCGGTCAAGATAGAACATAATCTCTAACTCAACCGGCCCGGAAGCTTGCTCCCACCCGTTCACGGTAACAGCGTGCTCCGCTGCTAACCGAACATCCTTACGCCATGCGGGGAGAAACTTAGACGTCTCAACAAACCTATTATTGCCGATGCTTTTCTTCGAGCCCTGCGGTGCAGGCCGCCCAACAACGTCAAAGGTTAGTTCCACGCCCTCCAGGGTACCGTTTCGGCCTCGCGAACGAAGCTAACACGGCCAGGCAAAGCAAAGAACCAAAAACCCATCCAAACACCCCGGTCACATTGTCAACCTGGTACGCGAGGAGAAAGAAGTTCAATCCCATGCCGAAAGCAAGAATCTTGCCGAAGGTTTCCATTTAGAACGGTGCCTCCTCCGAGCCAGCGCCCGGCGTTACAGTCGGCCACACCGCGTTCACAGCAGCATGATCCACCTTGCCAGACACAACCTGGTTAGCTGCAGGAGAAACAGACTCGGCGCGCACCTTCACAGTAAACCCAGAAGTACCGTCACGCTTCTGGAACACATTCGTTCCGGTGATCCGACCAGACACGACAACCTGCTTCACACCATCCAAGGGTGCACGATTGTCAGTAGTCACATCGTAAATGGTCTTATCAACCGTTTCCCACTCACCCTGATGATTCTGTTTGCGAACATCAACGCTCACCTTCATAGCGCGACCCCACTCGAAATCCTTCACATCGTTTAACCAACCGGTCAGCTCAATTCGAGCCTCATTCTTCACCATCATCTACCCCTTCTCATATCCGATAACGTGTGCCACATTGACACAGTCATTGTTGCCGCACTCTCTGACACCCGGAAACATAGGTTTCCCGTCATCATCCAGCGGCGTTGTTTCATCGGCAGCGAATCTACCGTGCCAAGGAAAACACTTGCCATCCACAGCGGAAATGGTCTGAACCCTTCGCGCCCGACACGAGGAGCAAAGAATAACCTTGCCCCGCCTCGAGGAAACACTCCACTCATAACCACACCGCTCACACTGCACCGCCGGCATTCAGGCTCCTGCGTGCAATCTCAAGCTGAACATCAGTGAACTCATAACGACTAACCTTAGCCTTTTTTGCGCGCATTTTCACCGGAGCAGGTTCAGGCGTGTCAGCGTTTATCGCTTCGGAACTATATTCCAGGCGGGACAAAAAACGCTCCCGAGCCCAATACACCTCAGCCTTGCGTGTGATGATCCGTTTCAACCGGAGCTGATCAGGATGGCACGGGTGCTCGCGGTGCAAATCCTCAAGGTCAATGCCAAGGGTGTCAGCCCACAAATTGTCGCTGTCAGTGCTCACCACTCCTCCTTCGGCTTGTAAAGATTGGAAACAGCCCAAGAATGCCGAATACCCTCCGGCATACTGCCCGCCTCCTCAAACAACCTCACACAACAAGGCGCGCAACGAGTGATCCGCAAACCGTGAGCCTCACATCGTGGCTCGCTAAAAACCTGCTCCACTACTTGCATCCGAACTCCCCTTCCCTACACTCAAAATGCTCTCCCATCTCATGCATATCCCTAACCCACTCCCGAGGCCCACCCACATACGGTGACTTGGAAGCCGGCTGCTGATGGATCACCGTCTTAGGCCCGTGAAACTTCACCGAGTTGCGACACC